TCTGCAGGGTCAGGCAAGTCTGCGGCGTGCTTACGGTGTGCCATAAACTTAATCGCCATACCTTCACCAACCAAGCCAGATACCATGTCAGTGTTGGCGCTGTCAGGCATGTCGTCATCCAACATGTCGCTTACGAAGCTCCAGGTACGTGGAGTAGAGAAAGCGCGATCATGTTGTGTAGGATCAAAGTTGTACAGGTCGCCTTTGAACTGCTTCAAGAAGCCTACCACGTGCGGATGGATTTGATTCATGATAGCCCATTGTTCCCAGTCCTCGAAGTCCACACGGATCTCCAAGTGCATGAAGCGGTTGGCCAGCGGGCTAGGCATACGATACGTAACACCTTTATCGCCCATTCGGTTACCTGCGGCAATCATAACCACGTTATCGGGCAGTTGATACTGGCCCACCTTTCGGTTCAGAATCAGCTGGTAAGCCGCGGCTTGAACAGCAGGAGGAGCAGAGTTCAGTTCGTCCAAGAACAAGAACACCACATCGTGTTGTGCCGCAAACTCTGCGGTAGGCAGTTCGGAAGGAGTAGCCCACTTCATAGTGTTGTCGCCAGCACTGTAATAAGGAACACCCTTAATGTCAGTAGGATCCATCAATGCCATACGCAAATCTACAACGGTAGAGTTAGGCCATTCAGCGGCAACTTGGTTTACCATGTCTGACTTGCCTACGCCGGGAGGACCCCAAACAAAGACTGGGCGGCGCTTGGCTACAGCTCGGCGCAGGATAGGTTTGCACTCGCTAATTTTTACGGTGCGGGTTTCGACAGTATTTTTTCCCATTTGGTGGCTCCTACTTAGGGTTTATTAAACATGTATGTATTATAAGGCATTTAGTTGCGATTGTCAACAACTAAATGCCTTGTTGTTTTTATGCAACAGCTTGCTCTTGAGCTGGCATAACTTGTGCGATGAACTCGCTAGCAAGGATTGCTTCTTTAGTCATTGGGGCAGGCAGTTCTACGAACTTGACATCGGTACAGCCTGCACGAACGAGCGTTTGAGTACGGCGCTTGTCATTGGTGTAGCGAAGTGCGCCACGGCCCTTTTTATCAACGGCATAACCGACAAAAGTAAAAGTCTCACCAGCAATAACTGATTCAACTGCGGCTTCAACTGCTTGGGCGGTAACTTTAGACATAAATTTTCCTTTGAGTGTGTGTTAAGTGTTTATTGCAGAACCGTTCCGCAATGTTTAAATTATACTATTGATCCAGATCCTTGTCAACCTGTTTTTGATGCTTTTCGCGTCTTTTGTAGGCTTTTTTGCTTTCCTCTACCTTGCCCTTGAAAGGGCTGTCAGCATGGTACAGCTCAATAGCTCTACGCTTAGTACGCTCTAGCTTCAAAGTGATTGTAGTCCGTTTCATAGTGTTACTATTATATGGTGGTTTGAGCCAAAGGTCAACCTGTTTTTGGCTCTTTTTACCAAAATTTCATGAAAAAAGTGTTGTATTTTTACAACAAAAAGGTAGTACTTAGGTTTAACCTTTGCCCTGCGCTTTTCTACTTAATCCGTTTAGCCAAAGAATGATGTCATCGTTCACTAAACGGATTTCCATTGCATCCTGCTCACCAAAGATTCGAAAGTAGCCAGCACCGTGATAGTACGGCCAATCTAGGTGTTGTTCAAGTCCTATTAAGTGTCCAGGCTTTGGACTCCATCCTGGCGGGCATTGGTATGACCAATAGCGAAAGTGGGGCTTCATTAATTCCCAACCAAATGTAGTCAAACGTAAGCCCTTGTGTCGACCAGGTTGGTAGTTTTTAAAAACAGTGTACTCTGTTATCTTGGTGTTTTCCCAAATGTGTGGAATTGGGTACTGAGCCAAGTACTCAGTTATCTTTGTAGGAAGTTCCTTGCTCATTGATTTTGCGGCCTTGCTTCAATTCAACAACAGAAAAGTCGTTTACCTTGAATAGCTTGTTTAACTTGTCAGCTAAGTTAAACGCATGTCCTGGATTAGAGAAGGATACCTTTTTGTATTTTGGTCCCGGATAGCTGATTAAGCTATTCAGTGTGCGAAGATTAATTGGCTTGTCTTTGTAAAAAACAGCGTATATTGCATCAGCCGCAAGTACTTCTTCGCTCTTGTAAGTTCTTGGGTTTGTATACGTTAATAGGATGTTGGGCTTTGGTCTACTCATACTTTTATTTATCAAAAGTAGGTATTTAATGAGCCAACTACACCGTAGTTTTTGGTGCTAAAATAGATAGTTTGTCGCCGTGTATAATAATACAGCTCATTTCAGGATTTTTAGTTGGGGTTCCAACTGCGGTAAATGTGCGAGTTTTAGGATTGGCCCAAAGTGTGAATACAACAACACCATCAATGGAACCAACCATAACAACATCTTCTCCAGCGGCTTTAAGCTCAGTTGCCATGTCTGAAGTTTTTCCACAAGTCCATTGCGAGTCTAACTTAAAGACTTCTGCGTTAACTGGCCATGTAAAAAATGCAATGCAGAAAGCTAGTAGGGTGATGATCCCTATTTTAGTTATAGCTGGCCGCCAGCCATTCGGTGTGTTGTTGAGCATTATCTGAGGACTTTTGTAAATTGTATTTACCACAGAACTTCATGAAGTGTGGGCCTACGCTTGGATTACGCTCTTTTTGTACAGCCTCAGCAATAGTAGCATCAAGCTCAGCTTTAATGTGATCTGGTTGTGCAGTTAGATCGATAATAGCACGATTACGTTCATAATCGTCACGCACCAAGTGCTCGACGCCCTCGTGGTCGGTCCAACGCTGAAGCATGAGATTGTTCCACATGAAGCCTTTGTTATTGCGATCAGCAAATGCTTCTTGTAGTCCTACTTTGTTTTTAGTACCCTTAGTACGCACACCAGGAAACGCAGAAAAGACGTTATCGGATGTATCGCCACGCATGCACTTTTCAAACAGCAACCACTCTGGTTCAGGTGCTGGCTTTACTTCTTTTGTTTTCTTGTCTTTAACTGGCTTGCCCTTTTCGTCAAAGTAGCCTTCGTGCGTAGTAAGCACGCCAGTAATGCCATTGAACAATTGCACATTAGGAGCAATAAGTTGTTCAAAGTCTGTGTCGCTGGAAACGATAATATGGTTATCGTCTTTGTGCAACTGAATCCAACGTGCAATGAAATCGTCAGCTTCGCATACAGGATTCTTAAGAACAGTTACGTTAGTCTTAGTACTAATATATTCGTAAAACTTGTCAAAGGATTCCCAAAACAGTTTTTCTTCTTCTGCTTCTTTAGGAGTTTGTTTAGCACGACCTTCTGCACGATTGGCCTTGTATGGCTTGTAAACGTCCTTACGCCAGCTTCGGCCCTCAAAGCAGAATACAACATGCTTGCCCTGACGATCGCGCCATTGACGCAGGACCGAAGCAAGGATAATATGATAGCTCATTGCAACACGTTCCTCAGGATCACCAGAGCGGATCACATGACGGGCACGGAAGAAGAGATTAGCGGCATCAACGATTAAGTAACTCATGTGTGTATTGTAGCAGGTTGTGACACAGATGTCAATGACTTATTGATTGCGAGTGCGATCGTTCGTTTGAACACGACCAGCATCAGCAATGAATGAAGAAGCGGCATCACCATCCATACCAACATTACGGCACAAGTCGGTGAACCAATGGTCCACAATTTCTTCGGGAGTAGCACCTTGGTAGCCGTTTCGTTGTAAGAAATAAACAAAGGCAGGATTCCACTCTAATTCAAAATACCCTTGTTTGGGATTATCCGGAGCTAAGTGTGCCTGTACAACGTTGACCCACGGTTCTGGGCTATTCTTCATTGACTTTGCTGTTGGTTTCTTTTTAAAGAGTTTTTTAATAAAGTCAAACATTTCAAATATCCCGTCCAAATACATCTTCTTCCCTCTTGGGTAGTTCGGTTAGTACCTTTTCCCGCCACTCATTACTTTCGTTATACCAATTAATACGCTCGTCGTAATTACGGTAGCATCCAATGCACATGCCGTTGTCATCGGATACACAGATGCCAACGCACGGATTAGTTAAATTTGCATGATCATCATTCATTGTTTATTTTTAAATGCCTTAAAAAGCATAGGGATTTGTTTTTCTCTATGCTGTGGTAGTTCTGGTACGAGTTTAATACGTTTATCAACTTCGCTACTGTATGTAGTCTTGCACAGGCTACAAGTTTCTTCGGATTGCATAGTTATAAGTTTCCCGTTAGATTTACAAGTATGAGTCCACGTTGCCATGATATGCTTATTTGTTGTCTACTTCAAGTTCAGCTACTGTAGTTTTAATTGCCTCTGCAAAGTTCAAGGCGCTTTGCTTGTTAAGCAACATATGATGCTCTTGCTTATGAACACCTTTAAACAAGATATCATATATTGCACTTAGACGCTTACCCCAATCAGACCACGCAGGAGTCCATGTTGTTACATAAAAGCTAACCTCAACATCTGGAATGTCTCGATCACGTTGAACTTCAATCCACATCTTAGCAGAATGATCATCAGATGTGCAATCGCATTCAACGTTAAAAACTTTGGCATTGCCGAAGTCTTGTTCCAAACTAATACCCTGTGCAGGTGTTTGTGCTTTCATTGGATTTCCTCCTGTGTAGTTTGTTCCAAACATTTTAAAATAAGTTAATTTCTTCCCATGGTAGATATTCCTTGCCAAAGTGTCCGTAGTTTGTTGTGCTACTGTAAATTGGTCTAAACAGATCAAACCTATCAATAATACCTTTTGGCGTTAAATCTACTACTCGCGGAATAAGCATTGTTAAGTCTCTTGCTAATGCTTTATCTTCACATTCTACATAAAAGCTCATAGGCTCTGCCATACCAATAGCATAACTAATCTGACATGTAGCCCAGTTTGCACGACCGCTTGCTACAATGTTCTTGGCAATATAACGCATCATATACGCCGCTGACCTATCAACCTTTGTAGGATCTTTGCCACTAAAAGCACCACCACCATGAGGACTGTAACCACCGTAAGTATCTACGATAATTTTGCGACCTGTAAGACCTGTGTCGCCATCTGGTCCCCCGATGACAAAACGTCCTGTAGGGTTGATATAAAATTCGGTGTTGTCATCTACATACTTTCCTGGTAAGATGTTTCGAATAAAGTCACCAACGACCTTACGCACAGTCTCAATGTCAGTATCTTTGGAATGTTGTGTTGAGCAAACAACTTTAGCAATACGCTTGGGACTTGCATCGTCATTGTATTCGAATGTAACTTGACTTTTTGCATCTGGTCCTAAGAATCCAATGGCACCATTTTTACGGGCATGTGCAAGTTCTTCAACGATACGATGACTCCAGTAGATGGCACTTGGCATGTATGTGTCAGTTTCATTACTAGCATAACCAAACATTAAGCCTTGATCACCGGCACCAAAGTTATCAGTACCTAGTGCAATGTCTGCACTTTGTCCATGCAACTCGTTGTAAATCTTAACTGTACGCCAATCGAATCCTTCTTGTTCATACCCAATGTTTTTAATTGTACGACGGATAGTAGACTCTACTTCTTCCTTGTGTAGAACACCCTTGCACTCGCCTGCAACAGTAACCATGTTGGTAGTTACTAGCGTCTCACACGCACACCGCAATGCTGAGTCTTTCTTTGACATCACCAAATCTAAAATTGCATCGCTGATGGCGTCTGCTACTTTATCCGGGTGTCCTTCGGAGACACTCTCACTTGTAAACAAATAACTCATATTTTCCTTTTAAAATTATTACTTGCCCCACCCGTTTGACCAAATGTCAACGTGGAGTCGTGGACTGTAACGATAGCCACGTGCCAATGCTTCGTCTGCAATATGACGGGTGTTAGAAAAGTACGCCTTATCGGTACCACCAACAGGCATAACATATACTTGTCCATGGAAGCCAGCGGCGCGGTATTCCTTAACAGCACGATCGACTTCATTAAAGTCTAGGATGTTGTCAATGACAAACTTCAGATACACATGACCACGTTGCTGATACTCGACAACAACTTCCGGCTTAACTGCATCTTCCCACTTCTCTCCACTTGCACTCAACTTAGGACTTACGCTAAATGTAATGTTATCTTTTGGTAAGTGGTAGTTGTCAGATAAGAAGTCTTTAAACTCTTTGTGTAAGTGTTGGGTACCATTAGTTTCAAATGTTAGGTTATGCAAATCCTTCATACGAGGATTGCTTAACAATTCCGGGTAAAGCATTTGCCAACCCAATAGTGGCTCTCCGCCTGTAATAACAAGATGTACATCATTACCGTTGTTTTGCATCCAATGATTGTTAGGAGTAAGATCTAACATAGCGTCAATGCTTTGCTCAACAGAGTATGTTGGACTTAGATGCTTAAACGCAGGATGCCAAGATGCATAGCTGTCGCATCCTGTTTGTGCCAGTGGTAAGTCGTTGAATGTTTTGTATAAGTGTACCACCTTACCAATATCATCGGGCTCTGTGGTTTTCTCACCAGCAGGCAAGCCAAAGCCCGGGCATTTAAAGTTGCAGCCAAATGTTCTAAAAAACACACTTGGAACGCCTACAAAGCGACCTTCGCCTTGTGCAGAATAGAATACTTCGCTTACTTTAAATTCATTCATAGATATTAGACCATTTCTTTAATTTTTCAACTTTGGCTAACTTAGCGGCTTCGAGCCCTGCATCAGTTACAACACCCTTTAATTTTAACAGATCTACCATTGCAAGTAAATCACCAATTTCGCCTTCTAGGTGTTGTGCATTAGTTAGGGGTTTGCCCGGCTTAAAGTTATCCAAACCAAAGCGATTGCATTTGCTTACTGCTTGCACCACTTCGGCACATTCCTCAGAGAGGATGTTCATAATCTCGTAAAGTTTTTTATCCATTTTTAATTTCCATATATGGTGCAATATCGTTATCAAAGATTTGGGCCATTTGTTGCCACATTAATCTTGCTTCTGACTCGGTCATTCCTGCATTAAGTGTTGCAGAGTTGTCTTTACGAAGTCCATAGTCATGACGCCATGTGTAACACATGCTTGTAATAATTTGTTCTCTTGTTTTCATGGTCTAGGAAAGTCTAATTGAAATACGTGGGCCCTTGTGCCCTTTAGTGCTAAAAGCATTTGTTCTTGTTGTGCATCATCAAGGCTAACATAGTAGCCAGGGAAGATACCTGACGACGCCGCAGAAGGACTATGTGTCGTCATTGTGCCACTTGTACTAATACTAGCTACAATCCAAACACATAGAGATTCTGGCGGGTCGATTGGCTTCATATATTAAATCTCGCTGTACTCTGTATCTTCTAACTTGTGACGTTCAATTGCTTGACGCAATGCTTCTTCAACAAATTGGTTAAACGTCATGTCACGCTCATGTGCCATCTTCATGTACTTTAACAACTCATCATCAGTAAAGTCAATTGGCACTTGTATTCGTGTATCGTACTCGGCATCATTTGAGATACCACGAATCTTTTCCAGGATATCTTCTTCAACTTCAATGTCAGTAAAATCAACATTGTCGTATGCGTTTTCAAACACAACACTACGATCAACGCACTCAGCCTTGTATGATTCTACATAGTCGGGATGGATCCAACGATACACACGATCGTTAGAGTTGTCCCATGCTTCCAACTCGTAAATCATTTGATTAGTAGTGTCAAACACGCATGACACAGAGTTACCAGATTCGGTTTGCTGTTCTAATCGATGTGTGTGATAACCATAAATGTTCCAGCAGTATTCACTGCCTTCAGTAATCTTATAGTTGATTGCTTCTAAAAAAGTTTTCAGTTCCATGTTATACCTCTAATACAATGTTAGGATTCCAGCCACTGTTTTCACTGTAGCCATCGCTTTCGTAACCACGTGGATTACATACTACTCGAGTCTCACCAATCATGTAGTCAAACGGGTGATGTGTGTGACCATGTGTCCACAGTTTAATCTGTGGATGATCCATAATAAACTCACTCAAGTCACTGTGGTAACCACCGTTCATTAAGTATTCATTTTTGTAGCTTTCATGCACACTTTGAAAGCTCGGGCTGTGATGACCAACTACAACAAACTTCTTGTCGTGCTGTTCAGCAAGTACGCTTCTAAAGTATTGCAACGTACGAGCATGACGATCAACAACATCACGAGCACTCATACGAGCGTATTCTCTCTTGTCATTTCTAACAATACGGAAGTCATTCATTAAGCCTTCGATGGCATGCATGGTAAGCGGATCGCCCTTGTTCATATCAGTCCACAACGTAGCACCAATAAATGTTACATCGTCAATTACCTTAGTGTCACGTTCCAGGAAGTAAATGTTAGGAAAACGGGCACATTCTTCGCGCAAGTAATCAATGCCTGCAAAGAACTTGCCATGATAAAACTCATGATTGCCAGCAACATAAACTGTATGCGGGAATTGAAAACTGCAACGCTTTAAGAAGTCGCGGAAGCGAGCAACCCGTTGCATCTTGCGACCAAGATCAGCTAGCGCACCATTGCTGTAAGGACTAAAGTCTGCGGCAATATGGTCGTGCAAATCCTGAGCGATCATGATGTCGCCGGATAAGATAAGCACGTCACACTTGTCATCGTTAGTGATGTTGATATCACTAAACTCCAAGTGTAAATCGCTAACAAGTTTAATCTTCATTTCCGCCTTCTAGTTTAGCTATAGGATTAAGTCCATTTACAGGGATACCGTCCTCATCGACGATGGCAAATCCATCAAAAACAAATCCGCAACCTTTGCAAAAATCTTCAAATGCCTGGAGCACATCTTCCAAATTAGCATGTCCATGCTCCAGAGCAATGTTTCTCATACCATCATTGTAACACAAAACCCACTTGGGGTCAAGTGGGTCTGCGTCCGAATTACGCATATTTTGTAATGCTTTTACAACATGTTGCCAAGGATCAGTTTTAGCCATTGTTTCTCATTTCGTTATTTAGATCTGTGATAGCACGAATCAGGTCCACATGCAATCCAGACTTGACCAATGCAGTTTCAAACGTTTGTACATCTTTAGGAAAGCATTTACCCGAGTAGCCAGGAACACCATCAAAGCCAGGAACGGACCAATGGCTTGTACCCAACCGTCCTTCGTTCTCTAACATGACACGGACAATGCTATAGTCTGCTCCGACAGCCTTGCATAACTGCTCAACTTGATTGGCAAAAATAACCTTCATTGCCAAAAAGGTATTGGTAGAAAGTTTTGCTATCATTGCTTCCATTGGATCAGTGATAAATGCTGGTCCTTTGTACTCTGTTAGTAAGTCTGCAAAGGCTTCTGCAGGTTCACCACCAAGTACAATAAACTTTGGATTTACTGAATCTTCTCTCCAAGTGGCTTCACGGATGTATTCGGGCCATACCAACAAGTGCTGGCCCAGTTGTTCAGTGTAATCTTTAATTGCACTCATGCCTAGTGTACTGCGAACAACCACAGTACCTTTGAATCCGTTTGCTAGTGCTTCGTTGATGGCATCATTGACATTTTTTGTATTGTTTTCTGGCAATGGCAACGACTCGTCTAAGTCTGTGTTTACACAAACAATAACATAGTCAGCAGTTGACCAAGCGTCTGTTGGTAGGATTACTTGCTTATATGGATCATTGAATTGAACGTTTGCATTTGGTAGGAACTCTCGTAAAAATAATGCTGTTGATTGTCCAACAATGCCCTTGCCTTGAATAATAATGTTTGTCATGTTAACCTTTGATAATGTACCCTGGGTACTTGTTTATGCTTTGATCGAGTAGCGACTCAAGTCTATCCACATCAACCCAACCTTTAATGACCACAAGTATTTTTCTATACTGTGGATCAAAATCTGCTCCGTGCAAGAAATCTTCATTGTTCCATGCAAATGTATTAGTATCTATCGGAAGTTTGACATAGTGTTTATCCACTTGTGGAACTTCCGTTTGAGGATTGTGTTTGGCAACTGGAGTTAACCAAAACGTTTCTGTTGGATTTTGATCATCCAACATAATTCTTATTTCAGTAGGGAACCGTAATACACCATCTAAGCTAGGCGGCATGTTTCCATCATAGTGTGCTCGAACTTCACGGTTAGCACTCCATAGCCTAACCGAACGTATTCTATTAAATGGTAGCTGTTCAAATATGGATTTAAGAAACTTATGTTGACTAGTGGCTAGTGCAGTTGATATTTTGGTATTCCAAGCGGCTTTAGATAGTAGCGTAGTATCCTCATACATTGCTAATCCTTCCCATTGGGTAAAGGACATAACAGGAGCATCTTTCCCCAACGCACCGCGATCAATGTGCTGACGATCAACAGGGACTACTTGATCGTTCCATATATGCCAGAACGCTTCTGTATCATCTAACTCAAACTTAGGCAGTGCTAATGGCAACGCACCAACGCCAGCATATTTTTCTACTAGCTTTGGTACGCTGTCTAGTTTGATTAGATTGATCAAACTCATTCTTCTAAGAGATGACGTTTATCTTTGATTGCTTTAAACTCTTCAGCTTCGGGCAACGGATCTTTCTTTTTAGTAATAACCGGCCAACTAACCGCGAGTCTAGCATTTAAGTCGGTCCAGAACACATCTTTAACATCGTGGTCGGCTACAATAGCGTTGGCCGGACACTCCGGAACGCATACTGCACAATCAATACAGCCGTCGGGATCAATAACTAAAAAGTTAGGACCTTCTTTAAAACAATCAACAGGGCACACATCTACACAATCGGTGTACTTGCATTTAATACAGTTTTCAGTGACTACAAATGTCATTTTAGATTTTCCAATTCGATTCGATAAATTCTTTGTTATCTGGCTTATTGCCAGTGAGGCCTAGCATACCGCGATAGGCTTGCCATGCTTCTTGTACCATTGGATCATGATGTCCACCTGTAGGTAGCAAGTCGGCCCAGACACAGTCCTCTGGCATCATATTTCTATAAGTGCCAAAGTTACGCGGCTGGTGAATCTTACCTTCGCGAAACAAGATACTTGCTACGCCATGACATGCGGCTTCGTCTAGTCCCAACAAGTAGTTATCCCTATACATATATTCGGCAATGATACCATCCAATTGTTCTTGAGTGGTAAAGCGAGTACCAGACACAATTACAACAACATCATCTTGTTCTACAGTACCATTGACGATGTCACGGATGCAACGACCTAAACTAAATCCTACTTTCATGTTTCTCTGCTCCAAAAAGATTCCCAAGGAAAGTCAATCCAAATATTGCGTTCAAGTTTGTTGATGGCAAACCCATAATAATCACTGTACTCTTTGCTACTTTCGTTCTCAACAAGACTTGCCCAACGAACACTATTATGCCAGAATTTGTCAATAAAGTCAACCTCTATTCCTGCCACACTAGAGGCCCAGTCTGCCTTGAGCCATTCTTGTGTTGAGCCTTGATCATTAATGTCATCTACTAACAGTATTTTCTTGCCTGCAATAACGTCATCTGGTGCCCATAGTAATGATTCAGTATCTGGTTGATCGCGCAAGGACACCTTAACAGTTGTATGTGGTACAGCAAGGTAATGACTAAGCATAATACTAGCGGCAAGACCTCCACGATCAACACCGATGATCAAGTCTGGGCGCCAACTGTCTAGTTGCATATTACGAGCAATGGTCTGCACATGCCATTCGACATCATGCCAAGAAAGTGATAGTTTATTCATCAGTATCGGGTCCGCTTAGTAGTCGTTCCATTGCTTTGTACTCGTCGTACAGTTCTTTAAGCATAGGATACTTTTCGTGCATTTCAAAGTTAGGTGTTAAGATAAGCAAACGCTTTTTAAGTGTTTCCATCATGTCAGCAAGTTCATCTAGATCAATTGTACTTTTGGCCGTGCTGATAGTTGTCTTACCATACGTTGTAGTACCAGCATTAAGAGTATCACCACTGCTGAACGATATGCTACTACCATTTGCCCAACTGCTTGGGCCAATAGTTATGTTGCCAAGATCGATGGTACTAGTATCACTCATGATGTACGTATCGCTAGCACCAATGGCACCAATCTCTTGTGCAATAACACCAACAGACATGTTAGACTCGTCCCATTTGAATTCAACAGGATCTATACTAGATAGAACATCTTTTAATTTGTCTCTATTGCTATCATCCATTATTTGATTCCTTTGTATATCGGTAGACTGTATGTTGGGTTGCTACAGATGCCTTTACTAAATCTAATCTCCATCCTGGTTTTTCCACGGTATAGTTTAATTTGTGCATAATTAGGGTCAATCAATGAAGTCACAGATATTGATGCTTCTGCTTTGCTAACTTTGCAATCGTCAAGATTAAATTCTACAGCAGTATTTGCAACTTTAAATCCAACTAACGAACACTGTAGGGTATCTTTGTTGCGAATGATACAAAGTAGTCTATAATCATCAACTGACTTTACTTTATCAATCCAACCCCCTACCAGCAAATTCCACAGGTATTTTACATCAGAGGTTGCGTAATATTCTGCGCTGTCTTTCTTGAGAAGTTTTTGATGTAAACTAGCTTCTGTAGTGTAATTGCCTATTAACTGCAAACTTTTAACGTCGATAGAAATACCATCTTTTGTTTTAACGTCTGCAATGCCTTTACCAGCACCGCACCATTCAGCATCGTTAATACTGTCAGTTACAATGTATTCCCAAATCTCTTTGCCCATGCTTGGTGGCCGACCCTGATCTATGTATTTGCGTAACGGAGCAATAACTTTTTCAAATTCGTTATGAAATGTATCAGCAAATGTTGGCCCAACAAGTTGTTGAATTTCCTCAACAGTCATTGGGACTAGGCAGTAGGTCATCGTGGAGCAAAGTCTTGTTGGAGTTTGATGTTGTCAAAAAACTCTTTCTTTGTACTTTGATCACTTTGGAAAGCACCTTTGAGTACTGTAGTCTGCGTCAATGACGAGTGTGCCATAATGCCACGATTCTCACAGCATCCATGAACTGCCTGTACATAAACGCCTACGTCTTTGGCGTCTGTGGCTTTTTGGATTTCCCTAGCAATGTCATTAGCAAGTTCCTCCTGGAGAGTACCTCGACGGGCGCACCACTGGGCAATACGTGTGTACTTTGATAGTCCAATAAGTTTCTCAGCGGCAATAATGCCAATATAAGCAACGCCACTAACGGGTTGGTGATGATGGCTACACATACTCCGAAGCTCACTACGAACCACAAGCATACCTTCATAACGGTCCGCCGAGTCGTTTGGAAATGCTGTTGCGTCTGGTGCTGGGTCATATCTACCTGCCATGATTTCATTGTAGTACATCTTGGCAAGTCGTCTTGCAGTACCTTTGGAGTTTGGATCTGTTTCGCGATCAATGAGCAAAGTGTCTAGCACTTGTTCAAATGCGACTGTAGCTTCATTGATTAGTTGATCCTTTTCAACATCGCTGATGTATTCGCTAATGTTGTCACCTGCCCAAAAACGCTTGTTATCTTGTTTAAGGCGACTGCGGATAACCTGACTAAGTGGCTTGCCGTCTTCTTCTTTATAATGTAGTTCTGTCAATTTTGTTTTCTCCGAGTTAATGACGTGGATGTCATATTGTTTATTGTAACATCTATTTAGGGATTAAGCAAGACTTCACTTGGCCAAGTTAGCAAATAAAGCATTAAATCTTCAGACTTTTTAAAATGGACCATGATAGTGATATCAAACATTTCCATAGTAGCACTGGGATTTTCAATCTTGCCTAGCTTGCGCCAGTTAAAAGGATCACCTCTATAATTAGTTGCCGTCCAACGATTCTTGCAATTATCAATCAACCACCGCCTAATGTCCTTTAATGTGTACACTGAGGCGGCAGTCTTTGCTGAATAGAACTTATCCTTTGTTAGCGTTGGCATAGAACTCACTCTTACGCAAGTCATCCCAGCCGCCAACAAGATTTCCATCAATAATAATTTGGGGAACAGTTCGGGCAGTTGGCACTGCTTCTAATAAGTTTTCACGAGTAAAGCCATTGTGGCCTACTTTGTGTTCGGTAAAGGCAAACCCTTTGCTACTTAACCATGCTTTTGCTTGGTCGCAATAAGGACAGTGGTCCTTGCTATAAACTACGATTGTTGTCATATTCCTGCTCCGTTATCAAATAATTGTTCTTCGTATTTCTTTAATGCTTCTTGATACTGTTCTTCAGTCAAGCCGTGCCAGCCAATACACTTGCCGTTGGGACTACGGCCGCATCCGCACTTGCCAAACTCTTCTGGATTTTCTTTTACTCTTACTTGCATATTATGCCTTTGATGTATCGTATGTTTGTGCAAAGATGTCTTTCTTTACAGCACCATAGTCGCCTGTGCCATGACGTACAATATAGTCATTACCGGCAGTATAGTTTAAGTCTCCCCATGATGTATGGATAACACCATCATGGTCAGCAAGTTTAGCAATCTTCATAATCTTCTTAGGAGTAGCAATGCCATTACCTAAGTCATCTTTGAGACTGTGAAACTTCTCGGGAGTAATAGGATACTGCTCGCCTTTGGGGCCAGTCATAATGTAATGACCGGCTTCGTACTGTACAGGACCTTCTAAAGTCTGTACAGTTCCTGCTTGTTGAGCAACTTCATATTTTTCTTGTGCTGGCTTCTTGAAAGTTTCAAAGCTACCAGACTTGAACCAAGCATCATTGATGCCGTTTTCTAGTTCATTTATTTTCATTGTTATCCTTTTGTGCTTCGGCCTCATATACTCGTCGACGCAAGTTGCTAGAGCTAAAACTATGATCCCTACCGTTAAAGTATAAATCAATGCCTCGCTTGTGACAAATTTCTCGACCAGTAAACTCTTTACCTTCGTACTCTACTCCAAGTATACGTACATCAATTGGCAAAGTCAATAGCAAGTCTTCGAGATCCTTTTCAGTATTGTAAACCCAAACTTCGTCAACGTATCGACTACCTTTGAGTTGCATTTGGCGTTCAACAATACTTTGCACAGGTCTATTTTTAGTAGGGCGATCTAATGTTGGATCGTTTTGCAATCCGCAAATTAGATAGTCGCACTGTGTCTTAGCTTCTTGTAGCATAGACACGTGGCCTGCATGTAGCAAGTCAAATGTAGAACAAGTAAATCCAATCTTCATGCTCTGCCCCTATACTCTGCTGAGTTATACCAAGACCATGCAGTCTTTACAATGTTGTCAATTGAGCTGTTTGTAGGAGTCCATCCCATGGTCTTCTTTGCTTTGTCAGCATAGGCAACTAATGTGGCTGGATCACCTGGACGTGCAGGACCCTTGTGAACTAGTACAGTGCGGCCAGTGATACGTTCAACAGAATTGATAACTTCTGTAATGCTTACACCTTTACCGGAGCCAAGGTTTAGTTCAATTGAAGTGCCTTTGTCGGCTGCTTCGCCCCACTTAGTAGCCAGGTAATGTGCTTCGGCAATATCTTCGACGTGCAAGTAGTCGCGAACACAAGTACCATCAGGTGTAGGATAGTCAGTGCCGTTTAGTGTGAACACACCTTTATTGACAATAGTCTCCATGATGCGAGCAATCACATGTGTTGCGGCTTTCAACTGTCCATGACGAACTCGGCTGTCTGCCCCACACGCATTAAAGTAACGCAAGGCTACAGTTTTAAAACCATAACCTTTTGCACAATCACGAAGCACTTGTTCAGCCATTAACTTGCTTTGTCCATATGGACTAATAGGAAGTGTTGGGCTATACTCAGTAAGTGTATTAACAGTGGGTTCGCCGTACACTGCGGCACTTGACGAAAACACTACAGTCTTGCGCCAGCCGCGTTCAGCTAACGAAGCCAACAGCTTGGCAGTGTTGCCTACGTTGTTAGCATAGTACGGCCCTGGGTCCGTCATGCTAGGTCCCACTAAACTTGTGCCAGCGATATGAATAAGTGCGACTGGGTTCTTGTCAATAAAAGAATTAATGAACATTGCGTTATTAAAGTCTCCTTTAATAACTTGATCTAGTTGCTCGGTAATCCAAGGAGCAGTAGCATTGCGATCTACTCCCAGGACTTTGTATCCAAGGTCTTTAAATCGTAATGCAGTCTGCCCACCAATGTAACCATTGCAACCTGTAATGGCAACCCATTTATCTGTCATAGTTTATACTTTGCTCCTGCAACATGATCGCGGTATCGGTTACCTGCACGATTCCACTGAGTGGCTTTACATTCCATGCCACCTTCTGCAACTGTACCAGCAGTTTCCATAATGTCGCAAATGCGATCAATGGTACCATTGTTCCAGTCGCTAATCTTGCCCATAGCAGGATGTGGAGCTTTTAACAATGCGGTCAATTTATCAAACGCATCTTGTTGGCTCCATGGCACGTACATTCTTGTATGGTCGTTTGCAAACGTTTCTGGAAAGCTACGATACGCAGGGTACAATACATTACATCCTAATGTGTCTGCTTCACTTACTGTGTTGCTTACCCAGTCTTGCAACGCACAATTGAACAGCACCTTACTGTCATTGACAATATTGTAGTACTCATTCTTTTGTAGATCCTTGTAGATCTTTAGCATGCCGCGTTCTTCTAACTGCGCCGCACGTTCAAGATATTTAGGATTGTTACTACGCAACGGACCACCACTTAGTACCGCAAACTCAACCCGAGGCATGTTATTACGATGCCATGCTTCGATCAAGTCCATAAAGAAGTCAGGTTGCTTCTCTTGGTCAAACCTTGCGGCAAATACAACTCTGTCGGCACGTTCAGCCCAAGGCTTAACTTGATTGTCGACACGAGCAAGTACTTCTTCTTTACCAAACGCTAAACCACTGATGTTATAGATAGGTGCTTCGTATCCTGCAATACGCATGTGAGCAACCATTTCTTCATTGGTAGCTAATACAGTAGCAAACTCATTGACCATCTTTTCATACAAGCTCATCCACTTGCCCATGCCCCATACATGAACAAAGTCATCGGGGTCAATAGCTTGTGCAAGGCAACGTACAAAAACACGGGGACGTTGGTGGTGTGGAATCTGATCCATAATGTATGGAAGGGATTCGATACCAGGTTGGAACATGTCTTCAAAGTAGATAACGTCTTGGCCAGTGACCTCGCCACTACGCATCATTTGAACCAAGTTCATCATTTGACTCATACCAAAGAAGCTTCGGCCATGTGCGTCTAACACTTGTCCCACACTGATTGCTTTGGTGTTGTCAATAGTCTGTCCAGGCACTACAACATAGTCAATGCCACGGCGGCGAAATACACTCTCGTTCCATTGCTGGAGTTGGAGAGTGTATCGCCCTTCATAGGGCTCGAGGCCCATATAGAAGAGCTTACGCATTAGACTTCCTCTGTGAAGCGGTCTAAGCGTTTTGGCATGCAACACATGCCATCAGCACTATGCACAGTTTCCTGGCACCATGCGCTCTTGTACAATCCAACGTGGATCTTAAGAGCCTTGCTTGCGCGATCGCGCCCGCTTTGGATATTAACCGTATATGTAAAGCTACG